AGTTGTCGCTGTTGCCGGTGTTGCCACTGGCGGGGTGAACTCACCCAACAACGAGCGGTGTCTTTCGATGAACCGCCTTGCCTCTGCTTTGAGGCCTTCATTCATTGCGGAGGCCACATCCGCAGGGCGGGCATGTGGGTTCTTCGCATACACCTCAGTTGCTACTTGATTGAGATACGCCTCGTCAAGGCCATTCTCGATGTGGTCCTGCAAAAGCTCGAAGCCTTGCTGCCTTGCCGTGGACGTCAGTTCGTGCATCGCGGACTCGTAGGAGCGCTGCGCCTGCTGCGCTTGATACGCCTGCTGCTTCTGTTCAAGCTCGTCCACTTTTGCGGCGAGCGCTTCGTTCTGCTTGGCGAGCGGGTCGAGGCGCGCTGCGACGACGGGGCTGATGCGGTCGGCCTGCTCAACACGCGCGAGCACTTCCTTCGGGTCGAGACCATGCGCACGGAAGAACGCGAGCGGGTCGTTCTTGAGCAGCGCTTCGGAGTCCTTTGCCCGCTGGATGGCAGCGCGTTCGGCGGCGAGCGACGCGCGCTCAGCTTCGATGGCCTTGCGCTCCTCGGTGGCGCGAGCGGCTTGCGTTGCTTGGAAGCGAGCCTGCACTGCACGCTCCGCTGCCTCTCGGTCTGGCGCTGGCGCTGCAACTGGTTGAACCAACGGAGGAGGCGCCACCGGTGCGGGCGTCTCTGCCACCTCCGGTTCAACAAGTGGCGCCTCGGGTGGCGTGGCGCTGTCGTTCAGCGATGCGAGTCCTGCTTCAAGTCGTTCGTCCATGGGTCTCCTATGCCTGCGCTGGCATCATTGGCGCCATATCCGCAGGCTGCGGCATGGGCGCGGTAGGCTGTGGCGGCTGCATCGCTGCCTCTGCTTGCGTGAGAATCTCGGTCACGCGCTGCTCGTAGGTGCGCAGCATGTCGAGGCCGGGGTCGTCCTGGTCAACGCCCATCGCCTGCTCTCGTGCGAGGAAGAACGCGCAGCGTTGCTTGGCGTAGACCAAGTCCTGTACAGGCACAGGCTCACGCCATTCGTAGTCGCGAAGGATGCTCTCGATGTGCATGTCCGTGAGCGACTTGGGCGCGTTGCGAAGGTCGGTCTCTTCGTCGAGGTCGGGCAGCTCCAAGAGGCGCATCATGTCTTCGACGGTCATCGCGCCAGCCTGCACAAGCTCGCCAAGCTGCTGCTTGCGCGTGCCGAAGTCGCGAGAGAGCATCGACGTCGGGTGCATCGAGAGCACGTAGTCGTCGCGGTCCTGCATGACGTCGGCCCACTTGATGCGCTGAAGCATGCTCTTTGAGCGCGACACGTAGACCTCGTGCTCTGGGTCCTCTGAGAGCAAGTCGACGATGACGTGCGCAAGGTCGAGATGGAGCTTCTCGAAGGCCACTGCAACGGTCGTCAAGCGGTCATCACCGGTGTCGTTGTACTCGCGCAACGCTTCGCCGCTGGAGAGCCCCGCAGGCTTCTGGGAGGTTGCTTGGAGTCGACTGACGCCTGCGATGTCGTAGGCGAACGATACGTTGCGGTCGAGCCACTCGAAGAGCTGCGGCGAGACGGGGTTCGGTGCGACGACGGTAGGCGGCGTGTCGCCTCGATACGCGATGACCTCTCCGATGGCGTTCGTCATGTTCGGCGCATCGACGATGGCGTGCTCTGGAAGGTAGACCTTCGAGGCGCCAAGAAGGCTGATGGTCTCGCGCACCTTCGCCATGGTGCTCGTGATTTCGAGCTGGATGTCGGCGATGCTCTCCACGAGGCCCACGCCGTAGAAGCCCTCGTCGGCGCTTGCCCAGCGCACGAAGACAATGGGGAAGCGGTCGATGCGCTTCTTTTCGTCGCACAGCACAGCGTCACCAATGGCGATGACGTGGCGCCCATCCTCTGCGCCGTGCTTCGAGCCGAGGCGCCATGCCTCGACGATGCGCACGGGGTCGCACGAGGGGCTGTCGTGGTATTCTGGAGGGTCTGAGTCGCGTGGAACGAACTTCGCCTCGGCGATGGCCTTGCGGGCCTTGCGCGACAGCTTCTTGCGCTCCTCGCGCATCTCATGCTCTGCGCCCTCTTCAACCTCGGCTTCGTCCTCTGGCTTGTCCTCGCGCTCGTCCTCGTCGAGCATGGCCATGAGCACTGAACGGTCGAGCACTCGCGTAAGGTAGATGCTTCGAGGCTGCTCACGGCGCCCTTCGACAGGGTCGACCATGACGTCCTGTGTGTCGACGCGCTCGACGACGATGCGCCCGTCGTGCGACGCGACGAAGAGGCCTCCGATGCCGTCAATCTCAGCGTCCCTGAACGCGGCAGTCGCCTTCGACGCAACGTTCGCGTCGCGGAAGATGCCCTCCATGTAACGGTTCGCGCGTGTTGTGCGGTCGCGCTGCGACCACGAGGCGCCGGTCGACAGGAAGACAGGCTTCGGGCGCTGGCGCGACGCCACGCGGGCCGTAGCCGTCTCGACGACGCTCTTGCACACGTTCACGGTGTACGACTCGCGCGCAAAGAATGCGTTGAGCGCCTCGGCCATCTCGCGCGTCGTCTCAAGCGAAGACTCGAAGCCCTCGGCGTTGAACAAGGCGCGGTGCAGTGCGCGCTTGGCGATGCGCTTGGTGTTCGTCGTGGTCAGTTCGAGCGCGTCGAACGTGGACGTCACGAGCCTCCCAACTTCACCGGGTGAAGCCTTCCACCATGGGGCATGTCGTTTTACCGGCGTCGGCGGCATTGCTGGATGACCTTTCTCTCGCGCGCCTTGAGCAACGCGGCTTCTTCGTCAAATGGAGGCTTGGTAGGTGGTGGCGTGTAGGTGAGAGCCCTACACTTCCTGGCGCCATATAGCAAGGTGTCCGAAAGATGGTCGCTCGCTGACACGTCGACGTCAGTGCGCGTCAGGTTCCACTTGAGGCCTGCGCACTCGTCGATGAGCGGCTGACACGCGGGGTCGAGCACAACGTCGCCATCGGCGAGCATGCCCGCGACGATGCGGCGTGCGCCTAGCTTGTCTTTCTTCTCGGCGCCCTCGAACCACTCGCCAAGGTTCTCGATGAAGTGTCGCCTGTAGCCTTCACCAAGGCCTCCGGTGTCCACGACGCACCACTTCAGCGGGAAGTCGTTCTTGATGCGCCTGATGGTCGCTACGATGCTATTGGGCGAGTCGCCTGGTGTTGCGTGAGACTGCACGACGTGCACGGGCACCTTTGTCGGCCCGTAGAAGATGCGTGACATACGTGAGAGTGGCATCGCGAAGACGCTGAATGCCGTGGAGGGCTTGCTCTCGGAGGTGCCAAGGTCGATGACGAGGCCGAACTCATAGAGGTGCATCTCGTGCGTTGGGAAGGGCGCGAAGTTATGCGGGCCCATGGGGTAGACGAGTCCGCCAGCGTCAAGCGCCCACACGCCATCCCGAAGTTGCGCGCGCGTGATGGGGTCAAGCTCTTCGAGGCTCTGAAGGTACGCCTCTTGGTCGATGTGCGGGTTGTCAGCAAGCTTGGCGCTGATGAACGGACGTTGCTGGGTAGGGTCGTCGACGTAGCGACGCTTGACCCACTCGTGGCCAATGCCGCCAGGGTTTGCGCTTCCACGTCCAGCGAGCGGCACGTCACTGACCTTGGCGCGGCGTAGGCGACTGAACAGGTATTGGTACTCGTCAGCGCGCCATTGCGTGAGTTCGTCAACGCATATCGTCTGGTACTCGGCGCCCTGGTAGTTCTGGATGATGGTCGCTTTGTTCTCAGCGTAGCCGAACGTCAACGTCGAGCCGCTTGGAAGCTCCCATCGGTGTTCCTTCGCTCGCCAGCGTGCACCGGAAGGCGCGAGCCATTCAGCAGCGCGGTCCATGAGGGCGCCTGGTTGCGCCAAGTCGCTGAACGTTCGACGCAGCACAAGCGCGTTGTGGTCTGGCCGGTCAGCGTACTTGAGTGCACGCATGAGCAGCGCGGAAGACTTGCCACCGCCAGCTGCGCCGCCGTAGAGAGCGTCTAGGGTCGTGAGCGCAAGGAAGACGCGCTGCGCCGCCGTTGGCTCCTGGGGGCAGTACGGGATAGCCATTGCGGACGGCTTGTTGACGCGCACCGATTCCTCGATGGCGTCCAGTTCGGCCATGTCAAAGTAGTTGCTCACTCGGCCAACTTAGAGCCGCTCAAAACCAGCGCTTGACGCGCGAAGTTGCCAGCGCTGCCATCGCCCTTCTCCCATGAACCTAGGCCTTCCTCTGGCGTCAAAGGCGGTGCACTCTTCGTGGTGTCGATTGGCGGCCTACCCTCACGCAGTAGCACCTCGAATGCGCCGAGCGCCTCGATTGCAGTTGTGAGCGCATGCGCGTCCTTTGCGTTGCTCTCTTCGAGCCCATTCTTGAACCTCGTCAGACCGCGCACAGTGTTGATTGCGCGCCACTTCTCGGCGGCTTCAACAGAGTCAGCGCGCATCCTACGCAGGTGTTCAATCGCGTCGGGAAGGTTCACTTGAGCGCCTCCACTTGTTCGTCGGTTGCTTCATCGAGCCAGGTGCACCAGGGGGCACTCTCGTCTTCCTCAACGTGCTCCAAGTACATGCAGCCCGCGTCGTCTGGCACCCACGAGATAGATGCTGTCGTGCATCGGGGGCACGTGAACGGCCCTTTGCGCTCTTGTAGCGTGTGCGGGAAGGTCATTCGCAGCTCATCGCAGGGTTGTCGCTAACGCACCCGCACGGCGTCCAGTTGCACCATGAGGGGCATTCGTCGCGAGGAGCGCACACGTACGGCGCATCGCTCGAAGTGGCGTCAGAGGGCGCGCCAGCGTCGACAACGGGCATAGGCGCACAATCGCAGCCAGAGGACGCCAGGAGAAGCGCGAGCATACACTTCGACGCGGCGCGTTCAGACTTGCGCACGCGTTGCTTCACCTTGGCGAATGCGCGCAGAACGACGCGAGGCATACGCGCTTGATTCGCTGGCAGTTTGGCGTCGCGCAGCTTCATGGAGTCACCACAGCTTGCCAGACATGCGCGACGATAAACGCACCGCCCGCGAGAATGGCGACGTTTAGCGCGACCACGCCAAGCATGAGCCCGACGAACATAGCGAACGCAGGTGCATCATGGCGCTTCACAGGCCCTCACCAAAGCACACGATGTTCGCGAATGGAATAGTGGTGCCGTTGATGACGACGCCGACGCTCGTGACCTCCCAGGCGCTTCCCTTCATGCGCTCATCATCACTGCGAAAGCGCGTGATGCTCTCCGGGCGCGATGGCTTGTCAGGGAAGAACACGAAGACGGGGCGCGCGAAGTGACATGCCCAGGGCTTAGCTGGCGCATCGTCGACGGTCGTTGAACGAGAAGAAACGCGTTGAGTGCTCATGTGCTTTCCTTTGTGTCGATTGGCGCCCACTGCGGAGCGCTAGGAGGCGAAGGGACGAGGAACTGCGCGAACCTTCCAGCGCGCCCTGGCTCATGCTCTGTAGGCAGAGCAGACGGCTCGCGAACGCTCTTTGGACGCGGCGCAAGGTTCGTGTGCCTGAACTCTTTCGAAAAGCTCATGTAGGACCTTTCGTGAAGTGTAGGAGCGCGCGCCAGGGTTCTGGGCGCCAATCGTTCGCCTTGTGCGGCAAAGGCCATGCGCTGATTCGCTTGCAGCCGCTCGCCGCAAAGAGCTCACGCGCATAGCCTAGACCGCGTGCTTCGGGGCGCACATAGCAGGCGTGAACAGCTTCACCGTCGTGCGCCAGCCACCCTAGAATCGTCGCAGGGTCGCCGTCGGGGTGCACGATGAGCACGCGCAGAACAGGCCACAAAGCGCGCGAGACGCCATCCATGACGCTTTCTGCGATGTGCCTATCTACTCCGCGCCTGGGGCCCTTTGTGCGCCACGTGAGGAGCACGAGCGCGGCATCATCCTGTGTTGCGTGGCGAATAGCGCTCATGTGCGCACCACGCGTTGAACGACGCAAAGCACGCGCTCGACGTCTACGCGCTCCGGCTTGTCATGCTTGCGCGAGAGCTTGGCGGCTTCGATTGCGTGCGTACCAGCGTCGTGCATGCGCTTAGCCTTAGCGGCTTGCTTCCACGGCTTCACGTGAGCCACCCGTTGCGCCTTCCAATCGCTTCCCAGCGTGCGCGCGCCTCTTCCTCGTTCGCAGGCACCTCAGGCTTGTCCACGATGCTCTGTTCGAGCTGGAGCTTATCCCCGAAGCGCGAGGGACTGTGCTTAGAGAGAGCCCATTGCGCCGCTTTGACGTCACCTTGCCGCGCAGCTTCGAGAACCACGCTCCACAGTTCAGCGACGCTCGTGCCCATCGCGCGTTTCGCACGCGCAGTGAAAGCCGCAAAGTCAGATTCGCGCCCCTCGTGAAGGTCACGAGCACCTTTGCCGAGCCAGCGCAAAGTAGTCTCGTAGTGCACCCCGGAGATAGCGCATGCCGTATCGAGCATATGCCCAGCCTCCAAAGCTTCGAGGATATCCCGCATCGCTTCTGCGGACGCTCCAAACACGACGATGCCTTTTGGACTCACCTGCTCTTCTTCGCACACAAAATGCGCTTGCGCAACAAAACAACGCACATTCCACGCGAAAAGGCGCGCCCCGAAAAGAGCGCGCCAAAAATGCGCAAAACAGTCACGCGTCGTAGTACGTCGAAGGCATGAACTCAGGGTCAGCGCGTGGAAGCGAACGTGCGTTGCGCTGAATCTCGCACTCGACTTCAAACGCCCGCGCAAGCTCGTTCGCCACGTACTCGCGTTCAGCCCTGCCCACCTTGACGCCCCACTCTTTGAAGTAGAGCCGGGCACCTTCAGTGACGTAGTAGAGCCAGAGCTTTGGCGCCTTGCTCGCGTCGTAGGTGCCCTTCCGCATGCGCTCCAAAAGCGCGGACTCAACCGCCTTGCGCTTAGGGTAGAGTGCTCCCTCGCTGGCAATCGCGAGGCCAAACTCAACCGCAAGAACCGTATCAACCGCTGCGTTTTTCGTCGTCATCTTGTCTCACTTTCTTTGATTAGAGTAGCATTCTACTTGCGCATGCGCAACAACAATCAGCAAGCAACCCAACACCTAAGCTTAGGCGTCCACACCCATGGCGTTCGCCCTGATTCGCGGCAAGGAACGCCAAGAGAGCGTGCGAGTCTGCGGGCTGCTCTCTTGGCCTCACGAAGCGTCGTGTGCGAGCTTTTCACACGCAGATCGTCGCTATCGTCGTCATAGGTAAGCACTTCGTACTCGGTGCCCCACGATGCACCGTATACGACATCCGTAACACTCACGACGCCACCACCTTGCCGTGCGTCATTTCAATCCACTCACACGTTGGTGTGTGTTCTGCGCGCGCAAGCACCACGCCACCAAGCGAGTAGTCTGCGCGCTTGCTTGAAACCATGCGCTCGCAGTAGCGGCAGCGCGTTGGGGCGTTCTTGGCGGCTTCGATCTCGGCGAGAAGCGCCTTGTGTGCGTAGAGTTCGAGGGGGGTCACGCCGCACCCCCAACGCGTGCGGCAGCCCGAGCGGCATCTTTGGCGCGGCTTGCGCTCATGAGCGCCTGATTCTCGCGATACCAGGCGACGGCGCGAACGCTTGCGCCGTCGTAGACGCTGATAAGCCCGCGCTTGGGCGCATAGTCGCGCTTGGCATTGTAGACGACGCGCACGCGCATCATTTCGTCGCGCGTGGCCAGGTACTCGCTAACGAGCTTCGCTTCGTGCTCATCACGGCACGCCCAAGCGGCGTAGCTCGTCGTGCCCTTCGCCATGCCCCATCCGGACATAAAGCGGTCAGTCGCAACGACAAGCCAGGGGGCAAGCGCGAGTTGGTCAGCGGCAACATGGAAGGTGAAGGAAGCAGTCATCGTGGGTCTCTTTCTACCGGCTCTCTTGCCAGTCCTGGTATCCTACTCTCTTCTCGTCAGTGCGCAACTACTTTTTGCGCTTTTCTTTCGTCACGCGCAGAAAGCGCAATGAATACGGCGCGTTGCGAAATACCTTTTGCGCATCGTCGCGAATAGAGTAGCATTCAGCCCATGCAAGCCAACGCCGATTCGCTGACCATCGCCCTGTCAAGCTCTACACCTGCCAAGCGCCTGCCCGCGTCGTGGTTGCGTGAGCTTGCGAGGCGCGAGGCAGCGGAGCGGGCGCGCTTTGAAACCACGTCCGCACACTGAAAGAGAAGCCCCATGTCAAACGCACACATCGAAGCCGTCACACCATCCAGCCGCCCCCACATGTCACGCGAAATGGCCAAAGCGCTCCGCCCTAGCGAATGGATTGCGGCCGCAAGGCGCGCCGTAGGAGGCTCGCGGGGGGTCTACCGGAACACCCCCGTGTGCATCGTCGATGGTGACGCCGTCACGGTAACGGGGGAGAGCTACTACTTCACGACTTTGAGCGGAAAGACGCGCGTTCAGTATCCGGGCGCTTACAAGTGGCGCACCGTCTATCATGCATCGACTCTGTGCGTCGAGATCGGCCGGGATTGGCGCCCATCCGTGACGCGTCGCGACATCGAGCTTGCGCGCTGAACACCTACGCGCCAAGAGGATTGTATCACGCTCGCTACGTGAGGCGCGTCTATGCCAAAATGCTACAAAAACAGGCATCTTAGGCCGTCGAAGTCTGGCGATGAAGTACTTCGCCAGCTTGACGAAGACGAAGCAATCGTCTTTCGCTTGGTCGGCTCAGACGTGCGCGCTTCTAAGCACATGACGCGCTTAGAAGCATGGTATCAATGGATACACGATAACCCTGGAGACTTCGCGCTCTTGCTCTCAGAGCATCACGAGCGCGAAGCGCAACGCGAGCACGACGCACACAAGCTCGCGCAAGCGCTAGAGCACGCGGAAGACGATGAGCTTGCGTATGCGCTTAGCGTCGCGCGTGAGGCGCCCGAATGGAGCGAAGAGGCAAACCCGCACGACGAGGCGCAAGAGAGCGCTAGCGTGGCGCTGGGAGTCGTGGCGCTGCCCTTCGACGCGTCCGCTTTGCCGCTTCCCCCCGATGTCGACGCATGGGCAGAGGTGCGCGACGATGAGCTACGCGTGATGCCTACGCGCGCCCGATGGACTATCCAACGCGACCCTAGACGCTACCGCGCGCGAACCGCGCTACCTGCGCATGCGTTCATGTGCGACACGCGCACACACTACGGGCGATGAGTGCTCGCGCGTTCATGTGCGAGGTGTACGACATGCGCGCATGTCCAGTGCTTCAAAGGCCGTGGTCCGTCCACTGTGAACGGCGCATTTCGGCCAATGTTAGAAAACCGTTCGGGGAATCCTCTTCGAGCGATTGACGGAAAATCGATTCTGGAAACGAGAGGCACCGATGCCAAGAAAACACGCAAACGCACTCGCCATCATCATTCCCGAATGCACCGACTGGATGCAGCACTCTCCAGGGCTTCGGGACACTCTCAACAAGCCTGATGGGGGTGAGGCATGGGCCACAGTGTTTCGTGCCCTCCTGGCCTACGCCCAGCGCGGGGAAAGGCCCTTCGAGGATTGGTTGCCTGACCTAGCCGCGCATCTTCTGGAAGTAGAGCGCTTGCCCTACGGCTCCGGCTTCGACGCGCCACTTCCCGTCACCTACGACGATGACATCTACTCGCGCGTCATCGCAGCAGTGCGCGCACGGAACGCCATCGAGCGCGGTCACGGCGTGCCCCGCTACTGGCTCGCTCACCTCGCCGGATGCGCTCGGCGCACCATCGAGAACGCGTGCTTCAGAGGCGCACTCATCGCGGTCAATGCTGGAAACTTCGACGGCAGAGAATCGCCCTCGCATCGACGGAAAATCGATTCTGGAGCTGACGCCCGCGTGCGCCTGATTTGCCCAGAAAGCGCGCGCGCTTGGCTGGCATCGAGGGGTGTGGTTGTGGCCAGGTTGGAGCCAACCGCACCGTGTCTGTTTTGACACGCTCTGTGCGTTTACGCGCTCGTGTCGTACATGCGCCTACCCCTCGCACATCCACCCACTGCGCACCCGAGCAGCACTGCCCATCCGCACCCTGCTCGCGCGCTCACCGCTGCGCAGAGGAGCAGCTTCCCCGCCGCCCTCCCGGTGCATCGGAAGCGGGAGAAGGGAGCGGAAGAGCACCCCCCTACCCCCCATCGCACTCTGGCACGCTATTTGCGGGACGCAGAGACCGTGTCAAAAAGTACACGGTGGATGGGAGGTCTCTATGGGGGTGCTCGCTGCTTCCTCCACCGCTGCCTATCGGCATGCGTCTTCGGTCGCGTTGTCGCACCTGGCGTGAGCCAGCCTTCGGAAGATGGCCCAAGAGCGCACTGCGTTCAAGTGCAGATTTTGCGCGAAAGCTAGAAACTCGAAGTGCGCATATGCGCAAAGTATCCAACGGAAAATCGATTGCGCTTTTGTGCGCATGTGCTAGTCAAACACCCAAGGAGATATGATGCTGAAACTGACGCCGATTCTTGAACACATGGGCGCTTGCAATGAGTCTCTGACGTGGCTTCGCGAGAAGAACTTCGCAACGTTCGAGCAGGCTTTCAGCGCTTGCCCAGACGGATGTTGGATTGACTGGCTTGTAGAGGGCCTGATCTGCGAGAACAACCAGGCTTCGGCTTTGTGTAGCAGGGCGTGCGGGTCAAGCGATGAGCTTCTGAAGTTCTACGCGTCCCACTGCGAAGACATCGAGCGATGGCTTGTCGAGTACGCGCACAAGCATGGATGCGCTGTGGAGGTGCGTCGTGACGCTGCTTGACCTGGCGCGAGAAATCCGCGCAATCCACACGGAGCGCGACGAGGCGCAAGCGTTGGCAAGTCTTGCGCGCGATCAGCGTGCACGCGTCGAAGCCAAGAAGGCTACGCTTGAGGAGCGCATCGCGGCAGCCGAGACTCACCTGCGCCACGCGCTTGCGTGCGAGTACGACGGACACGCAGAGCACATCACCGCTGCGATGCGTGCGCTGCGTGGCGAGACTGCACCAGTGGCGCCCGTCGAGACCGCCGAGGTTGACGGGTTCCGCGTGGGTGACTTGGTCTCAAAGAGCACGTTCAAGGGCTATAAGCCAATCACTGGCGTGGGCATGACGTTCGTCTACGTGAACGGCTACACGGCGCAGTTCGGGTCATTCACCCGCAAGCCCGTCGAAGTGGGCGACACGGTGCGGTGCGTCAGCGGCGCCTTCGCGGGCCGCACTGGCACCGTCGAGCAAGACCGCGTTGTATGCATGTACGTCGTCAGCTCTGGTGGCGAAGGCGCGTTTTGGACGGAGCCGTCGAAGCTCGTTGCGGTGGCCCCATGAGCTGCGGCAAGTGGGAAGTCATCCACCACGGCGACCACCTCTGGGGCATCTCAAACCCATCGTTCAAAGGGTGCAGTTACTACCCAGGAGACGCGTGCGGAGGCTGTGAACACTGCGCCGTTCTTCAAGGGTGCGGCTCCGTCGAGGTCGCGTCAGAGCTTGACGCTCACGCAGTCGCGCTTGTGCTCAACTTGCTCGCGTTCGGGGTGCCCCGTGAGCCCGCGCGAGTGCCACGAGTGTGCGCGATGATGTACCAGCTACGCCCATACCAAGTTGAGGCCATCGGGAGCATCCTGCACGAGTGGGAGCGCCATCGCTCAACGTTGCTCGTGCTTGCTACGGGGCTAGGCAAGACGACCTGCTTCTCCGAGGTAGCGCGCATCACGAAGAAGAGCGGTGGTCGAACGCTCGTCATCGCACATCGCATCGAACTTGTCGCACAGGCCGCAGCACGCCTTCGCACCGCTGGCCTCACCGTGCAGATTGAAAGCGGGGAGCAACGCGCATCGTGGCTTCAATGGCCACTCGCCGACGTAGTTGTGGCCACAGTGCAGACATTGAAGGGGCGCCGCCTCAAGCAGTGGCCACGAGACCATTTCGCGGTCGTTGTCGTCGACGAGGCGCACCGCTCACCGGCGAACGCCTACGGGTGCGTGTTCGACCACTTCAACACGGCGAAGGTGCTGGGCGTCACAGCCACGCCAGACCGCTCAGACGGCGTCGCGCTCGGCGGCGTGTTCGACTCTGTTGCGTTCGACTTCGGCCTCGTGGCTGGCATCGAAGGCGGCTTCCTATGCGACCTGAAGGCGCTCAACATCCCGCTCGACTCAATCAACATCGACGACGTGAAGGTCACGAAGCAAGAGCAGGGGCGTGACCTCAACGCGTCCGAACTCGCAGAGAAGGTCAGCGCGGAGTCGCCGATGCTCTCCATCGCCAGCGCCATCGTCGAGCACACGCTCGCGGAGAAGCGCAAGACGCTCGTCTTCATGCCCAGCGTCGAGACGTCGCACATTCTCGCCGCGAAGCTTGCAGCGCACGTAGGAGCCAACAAGGTGCGCTCGCTTGACGGCACGACTGACAAGTCGATTCGCGCACAGGTGCTTGAAGAGTTCCAGCGCGGGAGCATCGACTACTTGGTCAACTGCGCGCTTTTCACCGAGGGGTTCGACGCCCCGGTCGTCTCGTGCGTTGCCATCGTGCGCCCAACGAAGAGCCGTTCGCTGTATGCGCAGATGGTCGGCCGAGGCACCCGCACCTTTCCCGGCAAGACGGATTGCCTTGTGCTCAACTTCGCGCCGACGAACACGAAGCACGACCTTGCCACCATCGTCGACATCTTCGACGGCAAAGGCCTCGACGCGGTGACGCGGGCAGACGTCACGAAGGCTCTCAAGGAGGGCGTGGGCGTCCGCGAGGCGCAGGACAAGGCGAAGGAGCGCAGCGCGGCGCGCGAGCGCCGCTTGGCGCAAGAGCGCGCGAAGAGCAACCTGCTGGCGAAAGTCAGCTACACCGCAACGCCTCATGCACTCTGGAGCGAGCAAGTGCTCGGCGCAAAACCAGCGCACTACAGCGCAGGCATTCCAAGCGCATTCCCGCAACAGCTTGCGACGCTGAAGGGCTTTGGCGTGGAGCCCCAGAGCAACGAGACGGTCGCCAGCGCATCGGCGAAAATCAAGGCGCTCGCAGCACGCTCACGCAAGGGCCTGTGCTCGTACAAGCAAGGCGCGTTGCTGGCGAAGAAGGGGCTCGACCCTGACCTTTCGCGCGCGGAGGCGAAACTCGCCATCGATGCGCTGGTGGCGAACAAGTGGACAGCGAACGATGAAATGCGCTCGAAGTGGGCGCGGAAGGTAGCGACGAATGGATGATCTGATGAACAAAGTGTCTGCGCTCATCGAAGCGCACGTGAAGAGCGAAGTCGATGAGCGCTCTACGTCGCTCAAGGTGGCCTACAAGGTCATCGAAGATGCACGGCGCGAGTTGAACGCGGTTCCGGGAGAAGGGCTCCTCGCGGCAGCCATGCGCACGTCGAGAGAACGCGACTCGCTGCGTGGGTCGGTGTGCGGCCAAACATCGAAGGACGAGATTCGACGCGGCGCACGAGCGCTCGGCTTCTGGGAGAAGCTCGTCGAGACGCTCTGCATCGGCCCCGCAGACGAGGAGACCTTCGAGCATGTGATGGAGCGCATCCAGGTGATGAAGGAGTGGAAGCTCAACGCCGAGGGCTGCCAGAAGCAAATCGAAGTGCTCTGCGAGCGCATCACTGCTGTTCGAGCGGAGCGCGACGAGGCGAGGCGAACGGAGGCGAGCTTCACGGCACAGTTCGACATCATGCGCAAAGAACGTGATGAGGCATGTGCGCTGGCTGGTGAACGACTTACCGCCATTGACGGCCTGCGCGCCACCCTCAAAGAAGTGCGCGAGGACCGCGATAGCCTTGTGCGCGACGGCACATACGCACAGCACCAACTCAAGGAGCTTCTCTCGGCACTTGGGCTCACCAACTACACGAGCGACAAGCGTCTTGTCGAAGGCGCCCTCAAGGCGACGCGGGAGCGCGACGCGCGCCTTGTTGCAGAGCGCGATGCGCTTTCCGCGCAACTGCGCACCGCTCTTGAAATCCGCGACGGGTGGAGCATGAAGGCAAAAGACCTTGAGGCCGAACGCGACGAGACTGCCGCTTGCGCGCAATCGTGGCGCGAGAAGGCGCAAGCGCTCGAAGCGAAGCTGCTTGAGGTGCGCAAGGCGGCAGCGCAAGATGCGCCCGAGAAGCACGCGGCATGTCCAGACGACGAGGAAGTGGAGGAGGCTGAAGGCTTCCGCGTTGGCGACCTCGTGCAACTTGCGAACATGCAGCCACCGCATGTGAAGTGGCAGGCGGTGACGAAGCTCGAAGGCGACGGCCGCGTTCATTATGGGAAGTACGGCGCCTATGCTCCGCACATGCTCGCACGCAAGCCTGTAGAGGCAGGAGACCGAGTGCGCATTGTTGGCGGGAACCCGTCGCACATCGGCGCGACGTTTGTCGTCAGGCGCATGTCAAACAACGGCCTAGCTGTTGGCGACCTTGGCTCGTGGTCCCTCCACAATATCGTCGCCATCGCTCCATGAGCCTCGACGTCAACGACATCGGAGCCCTCCTCGTGCTTGCGCGCGTGCGAGGGCTTCGCGTTTTCGGCGCTCGTGCAGTCGCGCCGGAACTCACCGAGTGCGATGCGTGGGACGAGAGCGTCGTCGCGTGGCTGTGGTCGCATGCATGCTGTGCTGCTGACGCGGAGGTCTCTGTCGACGTGCAGCTTTGCGTCCTCGCCCGCGACGCGTTCATGCTCTCGATGCGCGTGCCGCGCGGAGAAGGCGCTGTGAGCCCGCAAGCGGCTGCTGCAATGCTCGGATGGAGCGTTGACCGTCTGCGCGCTCTCGAAGCCGCTGGAGGCGTGCGCACGGTGCGTCGCGGGGATGCGCGTTGGGTGCCGCTCGACGAGGTGGAGCGCTTGCGCGAGCCTGCGGAGATGACGCTCGACGAGGTTGACGCGCTACTTGCGCGATGCGCAAGGATGAGACAAGAGAACGCGGCGACCGAGTGACGTTTCGTGTTCGGAGTTTCCTCCTTTCGCCGGATACGACAAAGCCCGCTTAGAGTTCATCTAAGCGGGCTTTGCTTTTTGACGTCGCTCAACTCATCGAGGCGGTAGCCGCTCCATCGAACCGCTGCGCACAATCTTGACGCCGCGAACAACGCGCTCGACGGGGACCATGCCAAGCGCTTGCATGCGGTCGCGGCCCTCGATGCAGCCAAAGCACAGCGCGAGCTTGCCGACGTGGCGCTTCTTCGAGGTGACGTGGTGCGACGCGTAGCTCTCTGCGTGGCGCTCGGCGCATGCCTGATACGTGATGCGGCACGAGTACGGCTCGCACTTGACGACGTTCGAGAGCGACTTGAGGCGCTCGATGTCGGTCATGCGGCCCTCACGCTTCGCGCCATCGCGATAAGAACCTCTCGAAACTCAGACGGTGTTTCCGACGCTCTACGCTTTCCAACTTTTGGGCGATGCTCCCCGCCTAACCTTGTTTTGTTGCCGCACCACGAGACCGCTGATTTTGTCTCCGCATCGTTGACGCTGCCCCACTTCAGCGACGGGAGCTCGCACCCGAACGCATAGAGCCACGTTGCTTTCTTGGCAACGTGCCCGTAACGCCCCTGCTCCACATGGCAGGCCCAGCCTCCGCATACACCACGTTGCCATCCACCATGTCTCGAAGGGGTTGGCAGCCCAAATACTTTAAAAGCGTCGCTGTACGCCGGATGTTCAAGCACGCCACCGACACGGCGGACGTTGGCAAGCGCTGACGCAAAACATCCACCATCGTCACCGCGCCTATAGCCCCACCGCGCTTCGCAGAGCGCAGCCAAACGGCACCATCGTGAACATGGCGGGTGCGCGACGACCGGGTGCATGCCGTCGTAGTTTCGCGCGTCACGCTTGATGTCCCACACGTCAACACCAGGGACGCGAGAGTACGGCCCATCCGCATAGACAAACAAAGCGGCAATCACTGGCACCCCAACTGGTACCGCGCAAACCACCTGTCGAGGATGCGCGCGCAAGCGCTGTACGAGCTGAAGAGCGGCTTCGTCGTGGCGTCTTTGACGGTCCACCCGTTCTTGATGCGCCAATGTGCGGTGCGCGAACTGATGCCGTTCGCGCGCGCAAGCGCTGCGATGTTGACCATGGGCGCCAACTCCGCGCCTGCATCCATGAGCCTGCGCACGCGCGGACGCGAGCACTTGAGCGCTTTTGCGGCGGCGTCAATGGACTCGCAGCGTGTACCGTCTGCGAGCATCACGGGGATGGGCGCTGGTCTCATGGGTGCGCCCTCATGAGCGCCGTAGCGATTGCAAGCGCGTCAGCGATGGCCTCCTGCGCTTTCGCGTTGCGGTCTCGCTTCGTGCCTGCAGCGCGCTTCACGATGGGCCCGAAGCGGTTCAGCGCATACGAAACGTTGTCGTCCTTCGACGCCCACGACGACCCCGCGAGCGCCTTCTTTGCCTCACGTGCCGTGACGATGACGGGCTCGATGCCAAGCGCGTAGCAGACGCCGCGGACGGTACCGCATGCGAGCCCCGTGCACTTCGCCGCGAGCGCCGACTTGCTACCGCTGTGCGCTTCGATGCCGATGATGATTCGCTCACCGCATCCCCGCTTGTCATCAGCGAGGCGGTACGCGACCACAAGCGCCTGCGCGACAGCGTCAACGCGCTCCCCGTCGCACTCGGCCTTGGACAGCTTCGCGGACTTCGGCGCGGCCTTGGTTGGCGTGCACGAGACGTGTAGAACCTCGATGCCAAACGTGGGGCAGAAGACGGGGCGCTGCGTCACTGCGATGCCAGTTGCCGCGAGGGACTGGTCGACTCCGATGTAGATAGTCATGGCTTCACGTGCCTTTCGCGCCACGCCGCATTCACGGCCTCGTGGTGCTCTTCGTGCGTTCGCTTGATTGCTTGGATGAGCGCTGCGTGCGCTGCTTGTGGTGTCCCGCCTTCGCCGCAACACACAACGCGCTTCATGTTGGCAGCCTCTTGGAGCGCCGCGAGGTGCACCGTCGTCTCGTAGCCGCTGTCGGGGTGGCCAATCCAGCGCTGCTCTTTCCACGTCTCGACTTTGAAGGGCATCACTGACCCCTCGCCTGAGCAGCACGGAAGACGTCGGCGATGGTCTTCACCTCATCATGCGTGAGCCCGTTCAGAAAGCTCCACATGCGCGCATAGAAGCGGTCGTTGATGACGCGCTCGTCAGCCATGCGCGCACGGATAGCGGGCCACTCTGACGCGTGGAAAATCTTGCCGTCTTGCGTGTGCTCGCCGTCCCCAAAGAGTTGCGCGTAGCGTCCACCAGCATGGTCGATGCGCACCCATGTGGGACCAGCGGAGAGCACACGCTCGTTCGTCTCGCCGCCTTTGCACACAAGCACAACGTCGTCCCCTTTGCGGAATGGTCGCATCACTCGCCTCCTTCGATGCGCTTCGCGGCAGAGACCGCCCAAAGCACAAGCGAGACCCACGCAGAGAGACAGATGGCGGCGAAGATGGCGGCGAAGATGGCGGTCGCGGGAGCGGTCATGGGAGCACCTCCGCGTTGGCCACATCGAACGGATGCGCCTTGGCGTTGTACGCGCCGATCCGCTGGCACGTCTCGCGCCTGTACTTGGACCCGTCCTCGCACTCGATGGTCTTCGGCGTGATCTTGACGATCTTCTTGTAGGCGATGGTGTCGAACGTCTCGAAGCCGCCTGGATGCGCCTTGACGCGCAGGTGTCCCTTGCGGTGCTTCGTGCGAACCTCGAAATGGGCTACTGAGGCCGGTAGTGAAGCAACCTTCGCAGCGACCTCCTCGCGCGAAATCTCGACACGGTCTGCCATGCGCATGACGCCGTCTGCGCCGACTGAGACCCTCACCTTCACCACGAAGGAAACCTCAACGCTCATCACAGCGCGAACGTATTTAAGATACTCGTCGTTCACGATGGCACCGTGATTCGCGCAGGAGGCGGCACGAGCGCAACGACGCGCTTGTCAGCGAGCGAGTCACCCTTCAACGCAAGCACTTCCGCAATCTTGTACGCGCACCGCGCACCGATGACAGGCAAGTCGGACTGCTCTGCGCGCTCAGCAGAGACGATGGTGCGCCGCGAGACGCCAGCAGCAGCGGCAAGCTCGCTCTGCGTGAAGTTGAAGGCGAGGCGCCGTGCGCGGAACTTGATTGAGAACTCAGAGAGCTTTTTGGTGTTGGCCATGTCGCACATTAGCGCTTTTGCGCGCATGCGCAAGTTTCTGTCCGGTAAGCCTATTTGCGAGGGCTGCGTCGATTTGTTGTTGCGCAAATGCGCAAGTCATGCGAAGGTTGGTCATGGACGAAACAACGACGCCGGGAACGGCAAAGCGCACACACACAACGTTCAAGAGCGCTGAGGTGCTTGAGGACACAGCGAAGGCGTACGACCTCACAGCCGACGCACTCCAGAAGAGCCTTGAGACGGCTCGCAACAAGGCAGCAGGCCTCCGCGCACTTGCAGCGATTGGTCGACGCGTGAAGAGTGACGCCTACCCAAGCGTCAAGCCCGCTGGCTGGGAAGTCACGGTGCTCATCGCTGGGCTTCCGAAGCGTGGCAGCGGCGTCACGCTGATGGACGCAACGCGAGACCTTGAGCGCGTTCTCGGAGGACTTGGGGAGGCCACGTGATTGACGCAATCGACGGCAAGGACATGCCGGACCCGCGCCCGGAAATGACGGTCGAAGAGGCGAAGGCGGTTCTCTACGACTGCACGCGGCGCAATGTGAGCGGCGCGGCAGCGCTCGCCGTGCTCACAGGCCGCATCACGACGCTTGAGCGCATCATTCGCGTTCGCCTTGGCCCTGGCGCAGTGCCGACGACATCCATCCACAGCGGGCGACCGCTTTACGACGACAAGAGGAAGAGGCCATGAAGTTCATAGTTCAAAGCGACGGCAGGGACGCGCGCACTTCAGAAGTTGAGGCAGGGACCTCAGAAGAGGCGGCGCTCGCATGGGCGCTTGAGTGGCTCCTCGATGACGAAGAAGACAGATGCCTCGTGTCCACCGATGGCGTTGCAGTGGCAAAGTTTCACATGTCCAAAGAGTGGACGGCAATGGAGATGAAGGCATGAGCACTGCACTCGCACGAAGCGTCGACGTCACGAACTTCGACACCCTCGACCGGCTCTCAAACGTGCTCGCACGCGCTGTCGACGCGTGCCCCAAGGCGTTCTTCGGCAAGCCCGCGACGGTCGCCGCCGTCATCCTCTTTGGCCAGGAGGTGGGTCTCACGCCAATGATGGCGCTGCGCTCGGTGCACGTCATCAGCGGCAAGATGGTCATGTCCGCCGAGTTGATGCTCACGCTGGCGCTTCAGCGCGGCGTCAAAAAGAAGTGGACCGAGGCGACGAACGAAGCGGCAACGCTCGTTCTCATTCGTGATGGCGAGGAAATGCTTCCGGTGCGCTTCACCATCGAAGATGCCAAGCGCGCTGAGCTTCTCGGTAATCCAACGTGGAAGAAGTTCCCGGGCAACATGCTGCGCGCGCGCTGCATCGCGAACGCCATTCGCATGCACTGCCCCGACGTGCTTGGTCCGTGCATCTACAGCGAGGAGGAGATGCGCGACCTGGAGGAGTCAGCGCCGCCTGCGCCCACGCAGAAGCGCGCAGAAGTCATCGAGAGCGTCGCGCCAGCAGGCGCCTACCTTGGCGACCTCACGGACGCTCCAGACAGCGGTATGCGCCTTGAAAGCACGAAGTCGCATATCAAGCACTGCGATACGCCGGAGAAGCTTCACGCATGGCTCAAGCACCGCGCACCGTTCATCAGGAATGCTGCGACGGTTGACGGCGCCAACAACGTTGCGCTCGTCGAGTACATCACCAGCGTCATCAAGTCGATGTCGAAGCGCGTCAAGCATGCTGACGGCAAGGTGGGCGTCGAGTCGGCCGTCATGCTCGACGCTGCTGGGCTCATGGGTGAGAAGAGCATCGCCGTCGTCATCGACACTACAGCGCAGCGCATCCAAGACAACAAAGACGCCGCCGAGGATGCAATCCGCGACGAGCAGGAAGGCGACGGTCCACATTGAGCGACAAGCAAAAGCCAGCATTCAAGGTGTCCGTCAAGCCTGAGCAAGGCGGCGGCAAAGCCGTTCAACTCGCGGCGTTCTGGCGCAAGGACGACGGCAAGCTTCGCGGCTCACTCGACGGCAAGATTGTGCAGCTGAGCGTCAAGCTTGAAGATGGGACAAACGAAGACGGAACGCCGCGATACGTGGTGCATCACGTCAAGCGCAAAGAAGGAAGCAAGTGGATGGACCACTACGTGAACCTCTTTGAAGAGGAGGGCTCTGCGTCGAAGTTTGCTGGCGCTGCGCAGGCTCCAAGCGGCGCGGACGACGACATCTTCGGCTCTCCGCAGCAGTCGAAGACGGGCATGTTCGACGGCAACGGCGACCTTGACGAGGACTCAATACCGTTCTGAACTTCGCGCGGCAATACCGCCGCGCAGGCCATGCGGGCAGCGTGTCTAGACGCTTCTCGTGTGGAGCAACACCCAATGAATCGACACGGGTACGGCTCACCTCGGACGAGCCAATGCGCGGGTGAACGCGCCCGGGTGCTGCTCGCGCTTCGCCGCGCGAACCCGGTCATGGCCTTGGAGTGTGTGTGGTCACGAGTGCCAGAGCGGCGCGTGCACGTCGGGCTAGAGCCCCGAAAGTCCGGGTTCGATTCCCGGTGAGGCCATTCGATATTATTTTTAGGAGGTTTTGATATGACGAAAGAGTTCACCGTTGGCTCTACAGACCCAAGTGCGTCGACGCTGAGCGTGTGCACGTATGACGTGCGCCACCCCGACCAAGCGGCGCGCCTCTGGGCTGAGGAGTGGCTCGACACGAGCGGCGACGAGTGCACCGTGCTCGTGACGTGCGGCGAAGAGTCGTGGCGCTTTGACGTGAGCGTGACCGCGCCCGAGTACGACGTGAAAGAGGCAGCGACATGAGCCGCGCACGCATCGGGTTCATCCGGCATGCTGCCGCGCTCATCTACGCCGCAGAGCTTCCGCACACGACGAAGCGCAGGATTGACGCTGGCTATGGAGTGGCCAGGCCAACCCTCGACGCCGCAAGCAAGCAAGCTGTTGAAGCCGCTACTGCGCTGGCTGATGCCCTTGACGCTGCCGGATTCAAGGAGGCCGTATGAACCGCCGCACTGTCGACATCACCGTGGACGCATACGACGCGCCCTCTCTCATTGCCGTTGCTCGCGAGCGCGAGAGGCAGCGCGAGCTTGGCCACGATGACGCGATGGAGATGCCGATCGTGCGCGTGCTCCGCGAGATCCAATCGATCGGCCACATGGGCATCGCATGCGCGTCCGTGTTCCGCGCGGCGAACGACCAGGGCCGCGTCTCGTGCGCGACTGTGATGCTCGAAGAGGTCGCGGAGTCTGTCGAGGAACTGATGGAGCTTGAGCTGATGGGAGACGCCGAGCGCCGCCGCAGGTCCGAAGCCGCCGAGGTCGAGCTCACGCAAGCTGCGGCAGTGATGCTGCGTATCGCGTCGAAACTGCGCGCCGAGCGCTTGGGAGGCGAGTGATGGAACGACCAATCATTTTCAACGACGCGATGGTGCGCGCGATTCTCAGCGGCGCGAAGACCGAGACGCGACGGCCCGTCACGCCGCAGCCCGTGGACTGCATCGTGAGCAGTCGCGAGGGCGACGGGACGACCGTGACGAGCCCCACGCGCCGATGGGGGAAGCGTTGGATCGGGCCAGACCTTGCCGACCTCGCCAAGCTGTGCCCATTCGGCATGCCCGGTGACACGCTTTGGGTGCGCGAAGCGTGGCGCGTCGAGTGGGGTGACACGCTTGTCTATTTTCGCGCGGATGGCGCGAGCGAGTGGCTGTCATGTGACCAGAGCGAAGAACCGGACGTGCGTAGGTGGTCAGACAAGCTCGCTGGCGGGCTCTGGGCGCCATCCATCCACATGCCGCGCTGGGCAGCGCGCACCGTGCTCGACGTGCTTGAGGTGCGCGTTGAGCGGCTGCAAAGCATGAGCGAAGAGGACGCGCGCGCCGAGGGCTTCGAGACGCGCGCGGCGTTCTGCGGCACCTGGGATGCCATCTATCCGACGATGGGCATGCGCCACAATCCGTGGGTGTGGGTCGTGCGCTTCAAGCGCCAAGGAGGCGCGTGATGAGCACTATCGACATCACGTGCACCGTGCCAGCGCCGACGCTCGCGCAGGTGCGCGCATGGCTCACGCGTAGCGGCTGGGAGGTGGATGGCCAGGCGCTGGAAAACGTTCGCTGGTCGCACCCGGAGCACGGTCGCGCATGGGTGCCGCGCGAGGAGCTTGCGGACTGGCTCACGTACATCTCCACGTGGATCGTGAATCGCGCATGGCAGGTCGGGTCGACGCCCGAGGCTGTCTACCGCGACATCGTGGGGCCCGTGACCGTCTATGAGGCTGTGACGTACGACGCGCTTGGACGCACCAGCCTCGGCTTCTACGCGCGACGCGAAAGCGCTCCGCAGGGTGGCGATGTGAGCATCGAAGAGCACGAGGTGCAGCCATGACCCCCGCAACCGACTGCCCCGCGTGTCCCAAGTGCGCGATGCCATGCGGCGCGCCACTACTCGGAAAGCACTACGCGACCTTCATGGGCTCCGTGGATGACATGCGGTGCCTCGCGTGTGGGCACCGATGGCGCGAAGACGACCTCGACAAGTGCGCGCAGGCGTGGCGTGCGGAGTGCGCTTACGCGAAGAGCTTGCGAGATGAGGTGCAGCCATGACCACGACCCGAGCACAGCTTGACGCGGCTGAGGCGTGGTTGCTGGAGGAGTGGCGTATAAACTTCGACACTTCACACCGCATCACGAGCGGTAAGAATGCCAAGCGGCAGTGGGCTACTGACGAGTTGGCAGCGCGCCGAGACACGCGCGCCAAGCTCGCCACCGCCATCCGCGCGATTCGCGCCCAGCGCCCCAACTGCATCAAGTGCGACGAGCGCCCGCAGACGCTCGACAGCGGGCAGTATTGCTTCGCGTGCCTTGCTCGCGACCGCGCGGAGTACGCCGCGTGGGACGCGTCGCTGCGAGAGAGCGAGGTGCGCCCGTGAGCGCCGCGCTCTCCCTAACGCCCGAGCAACTCGAAGAGCTCGCGAGCCTCACCGCGACGAAGCTGCACGCGTTGCTCGTGCCACCACCACCGCCCAAGCGCATCGAGCGCAAGCCCCGCGTCGCATCAGCGAAGGCCGCTGAGCACGTGGCGCGAAAGAACCGAAGGCAACCACGATGACCCTCCAGCAAATGCTCAGCGGCGAAGAGAAGCGCGCGGCCGTGCACCTGCAAATGCTCCGAGCGCACATCGTCGAAGCGGAAGCGCTCCTCGCTGAACCCAACGTGATCGGCGTGGGTCCGTGCCAAACGCTCATGCAGTCAGCAGCGGACTTGGCGATGACGCTGTCTCGCGTCGACGCACTGCGGCTCGCCATCGACCGCACGACAGGGCGCACGTGAGCGCCGTCCGATACTTCACCGAAGAGCAGATCGAAGCGATGATCGATCGCGCCGCCGAAGCCGGAGCGATGCGCGCGATCGCTCTCATGCAAGGTGAGCTGAAGAAGCGCGTCGCGAAGCCTGCGCGCAGGAAGAAGCGCCAAGTGTCGCCGATGGGGCGTGGTTGCAGTCGAACAGTCATCACACGCCCCCGTCGATGATGCCGAGCATGTAGCCCATCGCGTCAACCTTGGTGCTGCCTGGCATTGAACCATGCTCAGCAAAGCCACGGAACGCGCGCATCTCGGGCACGCTAAGGCGCTCCCGAGGCGCCGTGATTCGCGGGATGGCCACTTCGCCGTCAGTCTCGTCGCCGAGGTCGCAGAGCGCGTCAAAGAGCCAGCGCGCGGCCTCAAGCATCGCCGCGCTTGGTGGCATGCACTCGATGCGTTGCGAGCCCCAGACGCGAAGCTCTGGCGTGTGCTCGATGCCGAGTTCGCGCGCCTGCTCTGACGTGCCAGGCCAAGTGAACTCGGTTCCGATGCTCCGCTGGATGACGTCGCGGCGTCCAACGTGCACAGCGGCGCACGTGCGAAGGTCGAGGTGCTGGAAGATGAGCCCATCCCACGTCACGCTGAAGTTGATGGACACGGTCAAGTCTTCGCCGTGCTTGTTCTTGCGGGCCTCCATCGCGCGGAAGAGTTTGCCGCCTGAGTTGACTCCGTCGCGGCAATGTCCAGCCGTCCAGTGCGAGATGTGCAGGTCAACAGGCAGCCTGCGCGGCCTCGTCTCGCGTCCCTTCTGCCACATCGCGGACGGGTCACGCAGCACGCGATCGAAGCGCGTCGAGAGCACGCGCCCGCCGTGGATGATGCCGCGAGGGAAGGTCATCGTGAAGCCTCGTTCGTGCAGTGCCATGTCTCCGAGTACTCAGTCGATTCGCGGTAGCGCCTGCACCGTTGCGGCTCTGGCGGCTTGACGCATGCGGTCCACATTCCCACTGGCTCACCACCGAGCGCTTGGCACCAGTCGGCGCGGTCGTGGTAGTAGGTCGACACCCAGCCTAGGCAAACAAGGGACGCTAGAGCGATGCCCACGGCCCACGGCACAGGGTGCGCGGCAAGGTCGATGATGCCAATCGCAGCGTCGCCAAACTTGCTGCGTGCGTACTCAACAGGCTTCGCCGAATCGCGGTAGGTCATGCGCGCTCCCACTTCTCGACGCGGCGAGAGTCTGAGAGGAAGTCAATCACCCCATCCACGCTGCGCAGCGCGACCTCGGCAACGCCGCCCCGCTTGGCTGCGTAGATGGCGCGCACCACGAGCGTCACGCCATCGCGATTGACGACGCGGTCGCCTACCTTGAGGGGCTTCTCGGTGGCCATCAGCCGCCCTCTTTTGGCGCTGGCAGCGTGTCAGCGGTGCCACTTGGCTTGGCCGCATTCTTCGCGTCCACAGCGGCATCGTCGGCGCGTGTGTCGATGTGCCGCACACGACAAATCGCAGCGATAGCCTCGTCAACGCTAGCGCCCTCGCGGAGCAGCAGCCCCACAACACCAAGGCCCGTGGCGATGACGCGCGCGATGATGTCGCCGGGAGCGGGGAGCGCGACGGATAGCGATGTCGCTGCGCCTGCGAGGAGGGCAAGCGTGCGCGAGAGTTCTGCTTTGGGGTCGGCGCTCACAGCGCACCCCCGGTCAGCGCCACAAGCTCAGCGGGAAGCGCGGGCATCTCGACACCAGCGACCGCCAGCGTCGCCGTCAGCGACTGCCACACGCTCAACGCGGATTGCGCCAAGGCGATACCATCAGCGAGCGTGAAGGGTGCGCCAGCAGCGGCAAGGGCGAGCGCAGTGACCCATGCGTCGTGGGTGTCGGCGGCGAGCTCGCACGATGCGAGAGCGGGCGCCCAATGCGCGCGAACGGTCTCGACTGCGGCGATGGACGCCTCGCGATCGAGCGGGCCGTCTGCGATGGCGTGCTGCTCTCGTGAGCGCGCTACTTCGACCTCAGTGCAGGCTTCGTCGAAGACGTGGCCCGTGATGCTCGCGATGGTTGCGTGCGTCTGGAGCGCGGAGGGCGAGCACGCGGAGAGCGTCGAGAGCGTGAGGCCACCGATGACCGCGAGCATGGTGTGACGCGCTGAGCTGCGGCGCTGCGGCACTGTGGGCGGGTCGTCAGCGAGCACTTCGCCGCCTGCACCGGGGTCGTCGTCCTCCCGACGCGGGCACCCAGGCTGATGAACCGTGATGTCTGGATGCGGCACGCCGCAGTGAGGGCATGTCGCCTCTATGCGCTTGGGCTTCGGCGTTTGCACGTCGAACACGGCGCGCATCACTGCGGCTGCGGTCGTGCCCAGCACCGCGAGGATGCCGAGTAAGTCGCTACGCTCGTCAGGGCCAGCGAAGGCGAAGACGGCAACGATGCCTGCCACGACAGCGGCGACGAGGGCCACGGTGGGCCAGCGGATTTCGAGGGTCTTCATCGTTGGGCTCCGTAGGGCTGCGTATCGACGCGGAAAGACGGTGGTGTGTGACGAGGCGGCCTGCCAGCGCGCACCTCGGCATTGAAGGCGTGAAAGTCGCGGCGCATCTGCATCGCGTGCTCTTCGGCGCGAGCGCGCCCGAGGCGCTCCTCTTCGTTGGCCTGCAAGACGTTGCGAATCTCTTCGCGCGCGTCGGCGAGTTCGGCGCTCTTCATGCTGAGCTCAGCGCTCTTCGCGCGCATCTCTTTGCGGTCTTCTTCGCGCTCTCGCGTGGCCGTTGCGAGGGCGTCGCGGAGGGCCTGCGCGTCACTCTCGGTGATGCGTGCTTGTGACTCGCGCACGCGCGCCTCGGCGAGCATCTTCTGCGCTTCGGCGTCGAGCACGGCAGCTTCCGCATTGAGCTTCGCGACCCACGAGCGAGAGCGTCGCTCAAGCGCTTTCGAGATGCCGCCGATGAGCACCGCGAGAGCAGCGCCTACGGCGGGGATCGCGAGCAGCGATGTGAGCGCCTCCGACATCACTCAATTTCAGCGAGCGAGCGAATGACGATGCGCGCGTTGTTGATGAGCGTCCCTTCGTTCGCGAAGAGAATCTCGCCCGTCGTCACTGGCGGCGTTGGTGAGACATTGAGGTTGATTGCGAGGATACCAGGCTGCCCTGCGAGAGCGCCCGCGACCTGCGTCACGACCTGCTCGCGCTGCGCAACGAGCATCCGCCCGAAGGCACGCGCGCGGCCCGCGTTCTGCGCTCGCACTTCGATGGTGGCGCCAGGCGTGTACGTGCCCGGTGCGCCGCCTGGGACGGCCGCGAGGAGGTCGGGAAGTTCGCGCATGAGCACGCTGCGCACCTGCGAGATGAAGCGGGTGTCGGAGGCGCGTTCGGCTTGTTCGAGAAGGTTGGTCGGCATGGTTCCTCAGAGCCCGAATCGGGCCGTAAAATAGGCGTTCACCTGGGCGACCTCGGCGTCGCTTAGCGCCCGGTTCCACGCGACTACGCATGCGATGTCGCCATCGAGCGCGAGGGTCCCGTCGTCGCGGAGGCCAATGCGAATCGCTGGCGTTCCCGTGTTCGCGAAAGCGACGCACGCTGCGGATGCGTCGACCGTGCCGTTCTTGAATATCTGCGCGGTGCCCGTGCCCGCTGGGTCGCGCCGTGCGCCAGTGGTGCACCACGTGGAGTTCGATACGGTCGTCGCTCCAAGCACTTCGCCAGCGAGGGCCAGCGCGCCAGCTGTGAAGCCGTCGAATGGACGCGCCGCAGCTCCAAGCGCTTTGCTGAAAAGGCATCCATTTGCGGCGGCCTTCTTGACGACCAAGAAGAACGTCCACGCGAGGCCTGCGATGCCCGCGTCGTGAGCAATGCTCAGATGGTCGGTGCGTGCTGGCACGAAGCGCCAGCAGTCGCGCCCACCTGGGCCTGCGCCAGCCACGAGAAGCGGGCGGTTTGCATCCGTCGCCTGCACGCCTGCGCGGGCGTTTCCGCTTAAGTCGAAGCCGTTCGAGAGACGGCCGCCCACAAGCGTGTCAAGCGGGTTCGGCTCAAGCCAAACAGACGGCGAGAGTGATGCAAGCGATGGTGCGCCGCCTCGTCGCGTCGAGCGTCTGTCGCGCTCGCGCCTCATGCCAACTCGATGCCCACGTCGACGGTGCCCGTCACGGTCGCCACGATGAGGTTGATGCCCGTCTCGCCATCGCTGGGCACAGGCACATCGCGCTCGTACACGCCAGCTTCGAGCAGGAGCCCAGCTGTCGCCGTGCCTGGGAACGCGAGCGAGTCAGTCGCGTCGAACGTGGTCACCGCTGCAACGCTTGGAACGATAGGCGCAAAGCGAATCTTCGCAGGCGCAGAGAGCGCGATGCGAATCTTGCTCCCCTTTGCCGCTGTGACGTTGAACGCAATGCCAGACGTGCCAACGCCAGTATCTTGCAACGCGCCAACGCCGTTCGCGCCGCTGCACCGAAGAAGATTGTATGCGCTGTCGCTTGCTCCACCATATTTCATCGTCTCGACTCCGCGCGCTGTGATTGAAGGGGCGTGCCTTGGGTCAAGGCCGAAAGCGCGCTGCTCTGTGAGCGTGTAGGCGCGCGTGTAGGTGCAGGTGCGTTCTGCTGCTGAGGTTGACTCAAAATCGCCGCCTGTGTCAAGGCGATGGAACGAGGCGTCAACGAGGCGTCCGACTCGAAGCCCATGAGCGAGCCGAGCGCAAGGCGCGTCGAGTACGGGAGCACGTCGTCAGCACGTGCATGCTCGATGAGCGCCTCCTGCGCGGACTGCACCATCCACGCGTGCATCTCAGGATAAAGCGTCCGCATCACCTCGACGCTCTCAGGCGTGAGTTGCCCTGTTTCGAGGTCGTCGACAATCGTCAACGGCGTGTAGACGGCGCGTGCGTAGCGAAGGAAGCGCGCACGGTCTGGAACGCTTGGCGGGAGCCTGCGTGCAACGGTGGGCAGCGCGGCGCCGAGCGGCGCCGACTCGCGCGGAACCTTCGTCGCCAAGAACTGCGCGCCACGCACGCCAAGTTGCACCATTTCGTTGCGAGTCTGCGGCGCGACTTCGTGCATGTCCTCGGTCTGCGCTTCGAGCCGACGCATGAGTGCCAACGGGTCCTGCGCCCGCTCCTGCGCCTCCGCAGCGGTCTTCTCGTACTCGGACAACGCAACCATCGACGTCAGCCGTCGCGTCGCCACACGCGCACGCTCAGCGGCGCTACGGGCCTGCGCCGCGCCTCGACGTGCAGCAGGCGCCAAGCGGTTCTCGATGGCTTCACGTGACGCATCGATGCTCTTGCGGATGTAGGAGCCCACGCCCTCGCGCAGACGCCCCTTTGTGCGCGCTGCGGCACGCTCGATGGCGCCAAGCGCGCGCGCACGCATCGCGGGGTTGGCGAGCGCTGTTGCCGCGACGACGCCGAGAGGGCCACCAGCGAAGAAGCCTACAGCCTGCGCAGCGAGGGCCCGTTCGACGCCGGTGCCAGATTCGAGTGCGCGGAACTGGTTGACGGCCTTGACGCGTCCGAGGATTTCGTCGAAGTTCGTGATTGCTTGGCGCGCTGCTGCTGCGCCTGCGCGGGCACGAGCGGCCTTCTCGATGTCCATGCCCGTGTTGTCGGCCATGCGGTCGAGAAGCTCTGCGTGCGCCGCAAGAGACTCGCGGAAGACTCGCTCGCGGGTGTCGTTCGCTGCAGTGCCAGCGGAGCGCACGAACGCGTCAGTCGGCGACGAGTTCATCTCCATCACGCGACGCCACGCACTCGCTGGGTCGCGGTCGCCCTCGGCGAGGAAAGCGCGCCGGAAGTTGTTGCGCCACGTGAGGTGGTTTGTGTAGGCCTCGTTGACGTCGCGCTGCGTGTTCGCGATGCGGCCCCACATACCCTCGTCTTCGAGAGGCACGCGGATGGCGTCGTCGTAGAAGGTCTGCATGTCTCGACGAAGCGCGCTGTTCGGCGGGAGCGGGCCAATCTCGCGACCAATGCGCCGCTTGAGTTGGTCCATTGCCTCGAACATGTCAGCGGCAATCTGACGCGTGGGTGCGCCGCTCGCTGCGCTGCGGTCAATCATCTCGCGCACCGCGTCAGCGTGACCTTGGATGCGCCGCGCTGCGATGCCCTGGCCGCCCTCGTAAAGCCGCACGTCGTCGACGACGGCCCTGCTCATGTCAGACGCTTCCTGCGCCACGCGACGGGCGAGGTTCACTTGGTCGAGGACGCGCGCGTCACTCACCTGCTCTTCGATGAGCCCACGCTTGACTGCCCACCCTTCGAGCACCTCCTGGCTGACGCCCTCGGCCGCATCAACGTCGCGCAGAATCTGGCGTGTCGCACGCTCGAAGATGTCTTGGTCGGGCTGGCCCAACGAGAGCACATCTCGACGAATGCGCTGGCCCGCTGCGCTGCGCGCGTTGCCGATGGTGCGGATGAAGTCTTCGTTGCCACCGGTGATGAGCGACGATGCGCGCGCCATCTGGTTGTTAGCAGCTTCGTAGAGGTCCGCGACACCTTCCTCCAAGTCAAAGCCCTGCGAAGCGCGCCACGCACGCGATGCGACGTCGCCAACAGCTTCGCGCACAGGACGCGAGAGCCGCAGTGCGCCGTTGCGCAGAGTCGCGCCGCCGCCGTAGAGCAAGCCTCCCGTTGCGCCTCCAAGCAGTGCGCCCATGCCCACGTCAGTGAGCAGCGATTCCACGGTCAGAGGACGGTTGCCGAAAGCGTCCTCGTTGACAGCGTTCTGGAGGCCCCCCAGGGCCCCCTCTGTAGCGCCACCAGCAACGCCTCGCGCGAGAGCTTGGCGAATGGAGCCCGCCGCAAACTGGCGCGCAGCAAGGCCCTCCGCTGCGGTGCCAAGGTTCTCAACGATGAGCCCAGGGGCAGCGAGCGTGCGTCCGGCAATGCCCAAAGCGCCACGCTCGGCCACGTTTGCTGCAAGGCTTTCGCCAGCGGTGAGCAGTGCGGGCAGAACTGCGCCCGCCATCTCACCACCAAAGAACGCGTTTGGGTTCGCGCTGCGAAGGTCGCGATAGTAGTTCGTTGCTGGGGTGTCAGTGAGTTCATGCGCGAGGTCTGCTGACTGCGCGATGGTGCTTGCGAGGCCTGGGATGCCAGCGGTGAACCCAGCCACCGTTGACGCCACCTGTCCGCCGATGCCGCCGTAGTCGATGCGCGCCTGCCGTGCAGCCGCCTCGTCTGGCGTCTCTGGGTGGAAGAGTTGTGCGCCCGATGAAGAGCGCGCATCGAGCATCGCCTGCGCTTGCTCTGGCGTCGCGTCGTACACGCGCCCGTCAACGCCAACCATGGGAACGGTTTGCGGTGCCACGGCTGAGGCGGAAGCCTGTGCCTCCGCTTGCGCTGCGAGTTCTTCAGGGTTCATTCCAGGTTCCTGCCTGACCCAGACGAGCGCGCGCGAATGAGCGGCACCCGCTGGCGTGCGGGCTCACTCGTGGTCGGCACTGGCGTTTCTGCGCGAGGAGCGACGCCAAGTTGCGCCGTCACGGCATCCTGGTCAGCAACGTTCGACGTGGCACCCGCAGTGTTCCCAAGTACGGCAGCCTGCTCGCTGCGAAGCACTTGAAGACCGATGCGTGTGCCCTGTTCTGTCCCGTCCCCGAGCAACAGGTCTCGGTAGAACTGCGTCTCTCCCGCGTGGCCACCAGCGCCCGACATGAAGCGCTGGTGCGCGTCGATGAGTGCGTCCGCATGGCGGCGTAGCAACGCGCCCTCCGGCGTGGCCTGGTCTGGCAAGCGGCCATCGAACACGCCAAACCCCGGCACGTCGCCACCGCTTGCGAATGCGTCTTCGAGCACACGAAGATGCGCGTCTGCGGCGTTCAAACGGTTCATCACCTCTGCTGGCATCGACATCCGCTCAAGAGTCCCGGGCGGCAACCCTGCGCGAGCATTCGCGGACTCCGCATCCATGCCACCAGCGAGAAGCGTGTTCCCATTCGTGAGGCGACGGCCGAACTCAATCGATGAGACGGAGCCCTCTGCGCCAGTGCCAGTTGCCATGCGCGCGCCGTTCTCGACGGGAGCACGCTCGCCTTGGAGCCCGCCCTGCGGGACACCAGAGAGCGCCAGAGCGTCCACCGTGGGGGTTCCGGTCAACTGTGCGTTCTGTGCGTTCTCCATGCGCGTCGCCTGTTGCGCTGGCGTGAGCCGCGTCCACTCTTCCCAGCTTCCATACGGCGCACGTCCGCGCATCGCTGCCGCTGCTCGACGCGCCATTTGCTGCTGGAGGCTGCCCGCTTGCGCTTCCTGGTAGCCAGCCTGTGCGTTGCGAAGGCGAATCTGCGCCTCGGTGTTGCCCGCCGAGAGAAGGAACTCCATTTCAGCGCGTTCTGCCGCCGCGCGAGCCTCATCCGCTGCGTTGGAGAGTTGCTCTCGGAGGTTGCCCGCCCGGTCGCCAGCTTCGGCACCGTTCGTGCGCTGCGCTTGAATCTCGACTTGTGCCGCAGCCTGACGAAGAGCGTTCTCGCGATAGGCGTTGTCGGCTGCTTCGCGCGACTGGAACTCTTGCCGCACGTTCGCGAGGATGTTCTGCTGGTCGCCGACTGCGTTGCGTGCAGTGTCGAGGTCCGTGCGCTGCGCTGCAAGGTCGCGCTCGATGTTCTGTTGCACCATTGCGAGCGCTTGGTTCGGGCCACCAGACACGCCGCTGCCAATGCCGCCCAAGACGACAGCGATGACGTTGGCGATGCCGCTAGCGCCCTGCATCGCGCGCGACGGGTCGATGCGAATCGCTGCTGCGCGGTCCGCTGCGCGTTGCACTGCTTGGCGAGCGCGACCCTCGGCCATGCGTCGGTCGTTCTCGTTCTGCTCAAGACGACGCTGACGTGCGATTTCGACGTCAGCGATACCTTCTCCCGCCGCCTGTGCGTCCTGTGCACGCTGCTGCGCATAGCGGACATTGAGCGCAAGCGTGTCGCGTTGTGTGTCGAGCGGGGAGCGCTGCGGCGTGCGCATGCCACTGCCGTTCATCAGTGCGTCGACGCCGTTGGGCGCGAGCGCGGACGGCATCTCAGCGGTGCCACCTGGCGCGTTCGGGAGGCCTGCGACGTAGGGCGCAGTCTGGCGACGAGGGACGCCTACGCGTGGACGAGCGCGTGGCTGTGGAGCCAGCGGCATGCCGTCTGGACCGGCTGGCTCCATCGAGGTTTCGATGGTGATGTCGCCGCCATGGTACACAGGTATCTCGCCGCCGTCGTAAACAGGAACCGGCATTGAGCGCATCGCAGCGTAGTCCTCTGGGCGCATTTCGCTCTGCATTGGCGCAGATTCAGGAACCTGGCCACTTGGCCCCGTGTACGCTGCTTCAGACGATGCGGGCACACCGACCGGCTGCACACGCGAAAAAAGCGTGCCGTCGTGAACGCTGTAGACTTCGTCGATTGAAGGCGCGTCAGATGGCATTGCCGGGATGTCCATGGGGCCACGAACGACCCGCGGCGCACGCGAAGAGTGAGCAATCGGCGGCTCTGGCAGCGCCGGGGTCATCGCGGAAAGGTGGCGCACTGCGTCAGCAGCGCTCGGCCCAACGCGCGCGCCCGGTGGCGTAGCGATGTCGGACGCATACCGAGCGACCGTCTGCTCGTCGAGTCCCCTCGCACGAAGTTCGTCAGCTGTCGCGTCGCTTGGTAACTCGGCCATTCGTCGTGCAACGGCCTGTTCCAGTTGGTACTCTGGCGTCAGCCGGTTCTCTGCCATCGCCTGGGTGAGCGCCGCCTGACTCCTGCCAGCGAGCACGGGGGCAAGCTGCACGAACGGCTGCCCGCCGAATGGCACCTGCTCTTGCACAGGCTGGCGTGGGACGGCAAGGCGCGGCATGCGCACGGCCTCAAGCTGGATTGGTGGCGTAGGCGACGCAGGGACGCCTGCGTTCAAGCGCGCTTGTTCAAGCGCTGCGCGTTGCGCAGCTTCGGCGGTTGGCGTGTCTTGGAACGCAGAGAAGTCTGGCGCGGGTGCGCCGCGACGAGGGCGCACGACGCGCGGGCCTGGCATTCGCTGGTTCATTGCCCATTCCTCCACCATGCGCCGCCTTGGCCAGTGGGAGCGAAAAGGCCCTCCCGGCGCTGGCGAAGTTGGTCTGCGAAGTTGGCATGTGCCGTCTGCGCCTGCTGTTGTTGCAAGCCAGGAAGCGCCTGCTGAAACTCGTACTCTGCTTGCGTGCGCGGGGGCGCCATAGACTGCCCCACGGCAGCGGCCCCGGCGCCTTGCAGCATCGGCTGCGGCTGCGCGCCGATAGCGCTCGCGAACCCTTGTGCACTCGCGTTGCCGCCTTGCTGTGGCTGCCCACCGATAGCGCCCATGAGACCTTGCACCGCACCACCGATACCACCGCCGCCCTGCGGAGCACCGCCGCCGAGCATGCCGCCAACAGCCTGCGCGCCACCACCGACAGCGGTGCCCACGCCAGGGATGAGACTTGCGACGCTGCCCGCCGTCTGGAGCATGCTTCCGAGCATCTGACGCCCACGCGCTTCTTGTGCGAGTCGCTCTTGGTCGGCTTGCTGGTTCAGCGATTGGAAGCGCTGCTCAAGCGCGTTGTTCGTGTTGACGGCGTTCTGCGCCTGCGCCTGAAAGCGCTGACGGCCCGCTTGACGCTGCGCAGCGAAGGGGTTTGCACCCTGCCCGACGAGACCTCGGATGTCGCCTTGCGCTTGCGCTTGCGTCATCTGCCGTTGACGGCTGGCGTTCTGCAAGATGTCGCGCGCATAGACGCCCTGGCCGCCTGCGAGGCTCGCCAATGCGCTGACTGGTTGCGTACCAAAACCGAGAGCCATGGATCACCTTTTTGCTGAGGCGCTGAGCGCACGACGCACAGTGCCAGACTTTACGCCAATTTCTAGGTCGACTGAGATAATCTCGTGGCCCCGTCCTGGGGTCGCGGCAGGGTTCTCCCCGATGACCTCGCCAAGCGTCAGGTACTCCTCGATTTTGAACTGGATTGCGGCGCACTTCTGGATGTTTGGACGAAGCGACAAGAGCACGCGCCCGTCGCTGTTTCGCATCGCAATGAGGTCCGCCTCGTACCATCGATGCTCTTCAGTGGGAATCGTGGCGTAGTCGTAGAACACGGTCACGCGGATGTGCCCGGTGAAGTGATACGCAAGGAGCGTTGCGCGCCATGCACGCTGAAACCCAGCGATGCCGCCTACCTTGAACCACGCCGTCTTGAGCGACTGGAGGTGCGTTGCGTTGGTCCAGTCAGCGCGCGCCTCTTCGCTGACGACGGTGTCTGCTGCGCCCACAACGCTGTCGCCGATGACTGCGTGATGCGTGGTGTCAGCGCACTGACGCGTCGACCATTGGTCTCGAAGGAAGTCCCACACGACCATGAGCCCCGTAGCCGCCCATGAGCCCAGCCACGCGCTCGTCGCACCAAGCCATCGGACTTCAGACTGGTCAGGCACGAGGACGCCGCAGAATCGCCCCGTGGTGGCCGTCTGCACCTTGTCTCCGATGAATCGCAGCGCGAGACTGCGGTCGAGCGTGTAGAAGCCGCGCTGCGACTGGAACGCGACGCCGAACGGACCCTCGACGATGGACTGCGCGCTGACGCACCCGACGTCACCAGAGAGCATTTGCGGCGACTGGAGCGTAGAGCCTTCGCCAAGTGCATCGCCGGGCGAGCCAGAGACGATGAAGATGCGGCGTTGCTTGAAGACGATGATTTTGTCGTCGATGGCAGCGATGCCCACACAGTCGCCGCCTTCGCTTGGAACTATGAACTCCAACTCGGTCGCGAACTCAGGCGCAACGGTTGGCTGGATTGGCTTCGAGGGGAGCACCGTGTTGCGCTTCTCAGCGCTGAGCGCCCAAAGCCTGTTTTGCGTGCTTGTGATGTCGAGCACAGCGGGCGGCGCCGACGTCTCCAGTTCCGTTGCGAACCATGGCAGAGGCCCAGCGCTGAGCGTGGTGACGTACACCGAAAATGGCGCCACGTTGTATTCCGGGTTCGCGTCGACGCCTTGCCCTCGCGTGAAGTACACAAGCACACAGTCGAGCCATGCGGTGGAGCGCTTGGGCTTGAGCCGAGCGGTCAGCGCTTCAGCTTCTGGGTTGTCGAACGCCGCCTGGAACACGTCGAGGTAGAGGTCGACGCCGCGCTCCTGGTAGAGGACCATCTCGGCGAGCGGAGGAAGCGGCACTGCGACGAGGCGGCTGTAGGGAGACGGCGCCGTGCCCACGAACGCGTGGGACGAGCACCCGCCGTTGCCAAGCGGGTTCGCATCGCTGACGTACGGCGTGGGCGCCCCTCGGTGCTCGTTGCCGTATTGGTCGACCCATACCCACGCGAAGCGGATGAACACCTCTGACGAGGTCGCAAGCGTGTTCAAACCAGCGCCAGTTGTGATGATACCCGTGATGATCGGCGCGTCGCCACGTGAAAGCGTGAGCATCGCAGACAGGTTGGAACCTGCCATCGACACGCCAGCGCCATCACCGAAGAGCCGCGTTGAGTTTGCGCTCACCGTTCGCGTTGGCGGGGGGTTCGCGACTTGCGAGCGCACGAGGTCAACACGCACGTCCCCGTCTGCTAGTTCGGCTGGACCAGTCGCCACATGGTAGCCGAAAAACAGCGCGCCGCTGCTGTCAACGCACGTGTGCGACTGGCCTATTTTGTACGAACCGACGTTGATGTCTTCGTAGACAGCCGACGAGAACGCGCACGCCACGCGCACGATTGCCGCCGTGCCGCCCGCGTTGTCGCCCATGCGCACGATGCGCCCAGTTCGTGGCTCAGTGCCAGCGCGGAGCACGTAGACGCTCTCGCCCCAGCTGCTGATGTAGCGTGGCTCTCCGAAGATGAATGTGTTGGCGAGGTGGAACTTGTAGGCGAAGGTGCCGTTCGTCTCGAAGACGTGCACTTCGGTGCCCCACACCTGCGTCGTGGTCCCAAAGGGTGCGCCAGGGCCATCGGCACTGATGAGCACAGCGGTGCGCGTGGAGTCCCAGCGAGCAAGCGCGACGCGCGTAGGCGCAGTGACGGCCCACCCAGCGGTCGACCACGAGCCAAACGAGCCTGAAAGGTTGGCAGCGCAAAGGCGCACATTGGGTATCAAGTTCGCGCAGATGACGCGACTTGCTGAAGCGTCGTAGAAGACAGTCGTCAACGCATAGGAGGCGTCAACAAGCGAGGCGTTGCCACTGTCGCTCTTGAGGTGGAGGATGCTTGTGGAGGCTCCGGTTGGGAACACGACGTAGACGTCGCCGCCGTTGACCGTGCACCCGAACTTGGCGCCACTGGAGTACGTGCCCGTGAAGTCCGCTGCGCTGCCGAATGTGTAGGTGCCAGACGATAGCGTGTAGTCCGCGAAGCCGATGCGATTCGACTGCGTCTGCCCGACGATGGTGAAGCGTCGCGTCGAGGAGCCTGTTTCCACGCCCAGCACGTACGCACGCCCTTGGACGAACCCGGTGACAAGCGTAGGGCCCGAGATGATGCGCAGAGCGCCGTCCGCAACATCGAAGAACGTCGCGTAAGTGCCAATCGACGTGAGCGCGCCGGTGCCATCGCGTGCGGCCTTCGCGTACACGACACACATCACGTCAGCGACGATTGCGATGTCGACGTTGAACACGTCGTCGCCACCACGCACGAGCGGGTCAACGAGCGTCGCCGAGGGGATTGGCGCGTTCTCGTTCGTCTCGCGCCACAGTGCAGAAACGGTGTCGAAGGTGAAGGTGCCCTTCGTCGTCTTCGCGACGGTAGTGCCGTCTGCCTCGGCCACGGAGATGATTTGTCCCGTCGAACCCGGCAAGCCCGTCGAAGGCTTCAGGTCCATCGAGTAGCTCTTGCCAGCGATGCCCGTGCGCGGGAACCGGATGTTGGATGCAAGCTCGTTGCCTTCGACGAGGGCGCGCGCCTTGTCGTCCGCTTGGCCAGAGCCGATAGGAACCGAGACAACCTGTCGTTGCAGCGTCATGGGATTGGCGTTCCGAGTAGGCCTGCAACCGCTGCTGCGAGGCGCGTGATAGCTTCGTCCTTCGTCGTAGGCGCAGGCGTAGCCCAATCCGACGCTGTGGCCGCGTAGACGCCGCTGGACGTCCCCAGCGCATTCACGTCTTGACGCATCTGGTCGAAGCCTCGTTGCGCGGCGTCAAGCGTCTTGTCGTGGTCAGGAAGGCCCGTGCGCGTAAGTGAAACGCGGCGCGCGAACGTCATCGACGCACCCGCACAACGCGCTTACGCTTGAACGAGTCGCGACTCTTCGTCGCGGGCACAATCTCGCGCTGCCAAACTTGGTCGCGCATGCCCATCCACACGCTCACGTCCGTTTCCTCGGCGCCGAGCACTTGAATGGTCGTGTCGTAGACGACCCACGCATCCCAGCCTGGAAGGCAATGCAGGAGGTCAGCATCAGAGCCTAGGATGGTGGGCGTGGGGATGAAGTAGTACTCAATCGTCGCGTCCGCTGACGGCGACGGGAGCATTTCGAGTTGCGGTGCGCCCCCGAGGATTCCCGCGAGACGGTAGAACCATGGGCCTTCCGGCAAGTCGTTGTTGAGGATGTCGCTGCGCTCAAGCGTCTGGAACGGGTCAAGGTCGCGACGTGTGCCGTCTGCGAGGATGACCGTCACGGAGCGCAACTGCCACACCGCCGCAGAAAGCGTGATGCCGGTCGTCCCAGCGGTCATCGTCGCGGTGTTGACGCTAAGCAAAAGAGAAGAGGCCCCATCCGCAAGCCCTGCGAAGAGCGAGCGAATGGAGCCGTTCAACATCTCGTTGAGTTGAGCATCGGTCGGACGCTGAGCGTTCTCAGTGTCGGTCGTGACGCGCACGCGGTTGCGTAGCGCCAAAAGAGACACTGAGTGCATCGGGAGTCCTTACGATTGCGGGCCGGAGAAGACGAGTTCGACGGTGATTTCGCTGCCAGCCGCAAGGTCCGCGACGGCGCCAGACGTCAGCGTCGAGAACTTCACGGTGCGAGCCGTGGCGCCTGTTTGGAGGCGGTCGGGGATGCCCACGCGAACATCTTGCGTGATTGTTGGCACGCCCGACGCGGCGCCGACGCGCACGTTGACGTCGCAACGCAGCAAACTGCCTTTGAAGCGCTGGTCCCAGACGATGGTGTACTGCCCGATAGCGGTGCGCGTGATGGCCATCGCGCCCTTGTTCGAGCCGCGCCACGTGGACGCTGCGGGGACCGCGCCGGTGCCACCCACGACGAACGTGATAGCTGCCTTGGTCTGCTTCGGCCCAAAGGCGCGAAGGTCGTTCTCGGTGCTCATGGTCAGACCGCCACACGAATGCTGTTGCCAGGAGCGCGGCAGGCAAGCTCGGCGTAGTAGCCGATGCGGCCCTCGACCGTGTCTTCGCCCTCCATCATTTTGAAGTAGTTCCCCTGTCCGCCCTCGGAGTGGTCGATGGGGCCGGGGCACTCGCCCTTCGAAAGGAGCGTCCAGTCGTCGAGCTTCAGGCCCCAGCACACATCGATGGGGCAGTCGGCGTCGGCGATGACCGGCACGACGCCAGCGGGCGTGCGCACGGAGAGCGCGGTGTAGCCGAACTTCTCGTCAGCCGACTTGAGGTCCGTGGTCGCCTTGTTGTCGAGCTGAAGCTCCAAGTCGGCCCAGCGGTCGGGGTGCATGAAGTAGTGCGTGATTTTCGCACCATTCTTTGCGGCGTACGCACGCGAGCGCTGGATGGTCTCCAGGAGCGGGAGAGACGCGTTGTAGCGCAAGCCACCGAGGCGCGAGGAGTCGAGCGCACGGTTCACGCCATACAACGTGTCGGTGGGCGCCGTTGCGGGGATGTAGCGGTCGAGGCCCGTGATTTTCAGGCCGATGTCGCCGTTCTGGAAGAGGAAATCGTTCACGGCCAGCGCTGCCACGGTGCCACCGCCGCAGGTGATGCTCGATGCGCCCTCGTCGCGGTTGACGGCAGTGACCGTCATCGTGCCGACGCGGAGCGTGCCAGCGGACGTGCCGTCCGTGGTCTGCGCCTGGAGCACCATGCCGACCTCGAAGAAGGCGACGTCGTTCGAGTTCGTGAAGGTGATGACGTTGCCGCCTGGGAGCGTCGCAACGCGAGCCTTTGCGCCGCCGCCATTGCGGTAGAGCGCGTTGCCGAGCGAGGAGTAGAGGCCCTCGTAGGACGCATCAATCTCGCTCTTGCGAGCGGTCAGGTAGCTCGTGGCGTCACCCATCGAAGACGAGCGCACGACCTCACCGTCAATCTGGATGACGGCGTAGTCCTTCTTCGCCAGGGGGATGACGAACTGGCCAAACTTCGCGTTGCCGGATGCCGCCTTCGCTGCGGTGAGAGTGGCGCTGCGGCCAACGTTGTTCGCGTACTGGATGGGCTGCTTGTACGACTCGCCACCCCACTTCGTGTTCTTCTTGATCATCGCAAGAAGGGGGTGGTCGTAGAGTCCCAGCTTCGGAATCTCGCCGGGCGCGTACATCGTCTTCATGGCGTTGTTGAAGTTCGCCATACTGAGAGCTACCATGGTTCACCTGTTCATCCGGGCTTGCCGGAGAAAATCGCAACGGCGCGTTCAAGGCGCTCGTCTGCGGTCAGTTCTTTGGGGAGACCGCTGCTCGCTTGCGATGCGACGGCCTGCGTGATGGTCACCTTGGGGGGCGCCGCGCTGGCCTTTGTCGCTGTTGCCGGTGTTGCCACTGGCGGGGTGAACTCACCCAACAACGAGCGGTGTCTTTCGATGAACCGCCTTGCCTCTGCTTTGAGGCCTTCATTCATTGCGGAGGCCACATCCGCAGGGC